TCACTAACGGGGTATCTGCTACGCGCACATCTAGGTGCTTCGCATGGTCCACTAGGACCCCCGACGAGGACTTCCTTAATCTCTGCCTACCAAGGTAGGTGATCGATGCGCCCCGTTGTTGCCTACTCAAGGTAAACATGTGGTCATTTAAGTAGCTGACCTGGGACTGAGAGTTGCCTTCTTTTCTTTAACTGTAGAGCTTATTTCCGTGGGTCCGAAGACAAGGTGAATCATAGATCACCGTTCCCAACCACGAAGGCCATTGACGGACTGGTCCCTTAGAGGACACACCGTTCTGCTAGCCGGAAATAAGATGCAGCCATTACAAAAACCCATAAAAAATCTTTTCTCTTTTTTCACGGGAGGCGCAATGCCTCTTCATTCACGGCCCTAGACGAAATAATTGTCAGACAGGTCTTTAAAAACCGACTTAAACGCCAAAGCAGCGTAAGCCGAAGAAAAAATCCCACCGTCTTTTTGCTTGAGCAGGTCGCCGACAACGTCGTCGCGAGTGAACGGATCGAGAGGAGGATTTAAAACCTCCCAAAGAACCCGGGGGACCCGGGTCCCCTCACGTCGCACGCTGTCGCGCCACCAAGTTCGCCTTAAAGGCACCCATCTCCAGATACTGACACTAGGTCTATCCCTCGGAAGAAGACCCCTCGCGGGGAATCCGACAGGAACATTTACCTTGTGGCTCCAGTACCACTCACGCCTCCTCATCACCTCCGAAGAGGCCTCCTTCAAAGCCCGGGCTGGAGTTTTCCAACTCTGCAACAGGTCAGGAATCCGAGTAGCGTTAGCACGCTCAGAAACCACTTTACCCTGTTTGCGGACGGTATACTCCCTCCCGAGCTCCCACTTCCTCGACGCCATCCAGACCGCGGTGTCCCTTTTGAGTTCTTTAGAAACAGAATCATCAGGAACAGTGACAAACTCCTCAGAGCCCATAACAATGTTATGAGGACAATGAGCTGCTGGAAGTCGATCAATTTTCATCTGGTGGAGAACGTCATCTCTCCACAACAACCTCCCACCCCTGAAGCGAGACCACGCGCGAAGCGCAAGACGGCCCGTAAAACCCATGTCACTAGCAACACAGCGCCATCGATAGATGGTTTTGGCATGCCAGCTTAGGAACTCTTCAAAGTTCAATAGCCAGGTATTACGAGGACCTACCCTTGCGAAAGAATTCGCGGTAGTCCCCAAATTTGCAGGATGGGCAACTTCTCTTAGCATCCCCATACGAATCGTCTTGACAACATCGAGCCCTTGAGGGGCCCAACGGAGTAGAGTGGAGTTAAGACTCCCATACTCTGTACTTACCGACGTTTTTGTAGGTTCCACTTCGAGACCTAAGTCCCCGACAATCCCCATCCAAGCCTTGCTGAACGACAGCTCGGACTGGAAGAGGATATCATCTCCATTGATCAGGACCGGAGTCCCC